AAAAGTTTTGCGCAACCCACCAATACTGCCCAAAAAGTCTGGACCAACATAAACATTGTCCTCTGCTTGCGCTTCTCTCGCCTCTGTTTCAGCCCTAATTGTTTCATTTCTTTTTGCTTTAATTCTTTTTTCAACAGCCTCAAGTCTTGCCTCTTGCATTTCATCAGCAAAGCTATCTTGAGCCGTCTGCATATTTCTGCCAGCACCAGCAATAAACGGCTCGAAATCTGGATTTGATTTGACGGCATCGTACTCATCCGCATAAACTCTTGCCTTGGGTCTTCCATTCTCATCAATATCAATATAAGACCGCATGGGTTTTTGGGCCTGTTGCTTATCGCCAAACTGAAAATTAAACATTGCCATATTTTTGCTCCAATTAAAATTTGTTAAAATGCCTTGCTAAAGCTAAACAGATTGCCAAGACCAGAGGCAACATTACCAAAGGCTTGTGAGGGGCTAGTGTAGGTGGCCGCTTGCGCCCTAGTCTGCGCTCCGTAGGTGCTGGAAGCATAATCCAGCAAGTTCCCATAAATCTGCGCCGCATTTTGCGCACCCCTAAACCCAGCCTGCGAATCGACGTAGCCGTATGGTGTGGATGCGCTCGGTGTAGCGGCAAACCCGCCGGTCTCCTGGGGTAATGCCGCACCAACATATTGTGAAATCATATTGGCCTGTTGCCCCGCCCTGGCGTTAGCCATGTTATATGCGGTCGGTCCGCCAGCCGCAAAGTCAGCCGCTGCCCCCAGCCGAGACTGTTGCAGTGCGTTTCTAAACCCAACGTCCCTAGCTAGGGCATCGCCAACCGACTGCCCCGAGGACAGGAAGCCTTGGGCTGCACCAAGTCGCGCCTGCAACCTTTGCTCACCCGCCAAGCCGGTAGTGACCGCTTCCTCAACCGCAGGAGCTACGCCAAAGATATTGCCTCTAGCCGTCTGTGCTCCGCGTGCAGCCTGCTCGTACTGCCTGCGCTCCTCTGCGCCTAACTGCGAGCCAAGGGCAAGCTGACCGGCAATTCTGCCTTCGGTATCGCGCCGTAACGCTTCAGTGCTTTCGGCGGTGGTTGGGCCGATTGGCGTAGTGGCAAGCTCGCCGTACTGCTTGCCTAGTCCTTGAATGGTTTCAAAAAGCTGTGGGTCAATCTCCTTTATCTGGTCTAGCGTGCGCTGTTCGGGTAGGCGTAGGGACTCGCGGAACTGCGTAATTGCGCCCGTTGCCTGCTCACCTGATACGGGCTGATAATTTTCAAAAAGATTCTTAGCCTCTAGCGTGTCCTTCTGAGCTTCGGTTAGCTGGCTGGTTAAACTATCAACTGTTTTCTGTACATCCGCGCGCCTTGGATCTGTTGCTGGCAGGTCAGACAAAAACTGATTGGCTTGGGTGATTTGACTCTGCAAATCAGTCGTAGCGGCTGTGCCAAGGTCGTAGAGGCTTTTATACTCATTCTTTCTGGCAGTGTTAATATCGTTAAGAATCTGATCGTCGGTGACTTGAGAACCAAGTCTGCCAAGAAGATTCCCCGTCTGGAATACGCGATCACCGCGCAGTGCCTCCAAGCCAGTATCAATCCGACCCAAGGTTTCGGGTGCTTCGCCAACACCTGCTGCAATATCAGAAAGACCAAATCGTGTCAGCGACTCCTCAAGTTTGGGGGCTGTGTTTACCAAAGTGTCTTGTAGTCGGCGCAGAGTATCTTGCTCTGTGGCCAGCCTTCCGCGAGCAGCTTCCAATTCCTTCCTGCTTTGGCGTATTCTAGTAACACCATCAACGTCCAGCCCCTTTGCGCGAAAGTTTTGTATCTCTACCGTTTTGCGCTGGCTATTGAGCGCATCAACTGCATCAGCAGCCTCGGTGATGTTTGTGATAACTTGCTTGGCTCTCTCGCCTAGTGTCTTGGAGTCAAAATCTCTTACGGAACGTGCCGCGGCTTTAAGCGTGGCTTGGTCAGTTTTGTTTAAGTTATCAACCCCTACTGTTTGCGCGGTCCGCAATATATCGGAAAAGTTTGATACAGCCTTGGTAAAGCTGGTCGGTTTTGTGGCAGGAACAGTTAACTTTGGTTGCTCAAACTGATACTTTGTTGTGGCAGCATCAAGGTTTACTACGCCCTTGGTCGTATATGCGGCTGGGTCTAGTTTATATACCTTTGAAATTACGTCTGACTTTGCCTTGTTTTCATTAAACTTACCCTTGGTTACATAGCTTGCGACATCAGTAAGACCAAGCGCAGTGTACTTATCAATTAAAGGTTGATTTGGATTTGGTTTTGCTACGGCCATATTAAACTATTCCTGTGCGAGGCAATCCTGTTAAATAATCAACCGCAGGAATCCCTGCCCCCTGTTGCACATCCTGCGGTACAGCCCCCATCGGAGACTGCCCGTAGAGGCGGGCAAACTGAGCCGCTGCCTGCTGACCCATAGCCCGCTGGGTAGCAAAAGCCTCTGGAGCCATCTCAAACTGACGGCGCATAGTCTCAAGCGATCGTTGCGGTCCTAGCTCGCGCTCAACTTGCAAGCCAGCTTGGGCTGATCTTTGCAAATCCAAGGCCGACATCTGGCGTTCTAGCTCACGCTGGCGAGGCGCATACTTCTCCCGCAGTCTTTGCTCTAAAGCCGCCACATCTGGCTGCTTTTGAATGTACGTCTCCAACGAAGAACGATAGAAAAGATCATTAGCCCTAGCCGCCTCAAGTGGGTTGGGCGGTGGCGGGGGTGCTGGAATGGAAGGACCGCCACCCATTAGAGTATAGCCTTTCGCATAAAATTCATGTAGTCGTAGCTCCTTGGTTTGCCTAAACGATTAAAGGTGATCCGTCTGCGCGGACCGAAACGCTCCCAAAGGAGCAACAGCAGACACCTCAAGGATTTAGCACCTTTCGAGGATATAGTCAAATCCACAAACACATCTTCCCCATCCTCGCTATGCACATAATGGTCAGGCTTTTGCCCATCCTTGATGCACCTAGCCAAAGCCACCCCTGCTATCTCATCCTCATCCCTAACTATGCCAACCATGCCCTGCTTCTCAAACCAGCCGTACCACTGCGCCAAGTTAGGCCACATTGCCTCCGGCACGCCGCTCTCTTCAATGTACTCTACTGCCGTCATATATTCTTTTGCACTTGGATGGTGTCGGGGTTGGCGGCAAGGATAACGGAACGAACCGCCAGCTTCTTTAACGGAGCTTCGACCTTAATTCGCATATTGCGCCACTTTTGGTACGAGCGCAGGCTGTCAGCTCGCATATTGGTGGTTTGGGCAGACAGGGTTGCGGGTAGGGTAAAGGGTAGGGTTAAGCCCCCAGGCGTGGCTGTGTTTACATTCGTACCCAGCGTAACAAATTGCGAGTCTGATTCCCGCTTCATTGAGATCGTTGCACCCGTTGAGGACGAGAAGTAAAACTCTATCTCATAGTGCGAGCCGTATTTCTGGGCGATGCGATCATCAAAATCATACGCCTTGGTGATAAGGTAACTGCTGTAAGTACCGGCTGTGCCAAAGTCCCGAAACTGCGTGTCGCCGTCCGCTTCGGTATCGGGGTCTAGGTAATCAAAGCTATGCCCTAACTTGCCCGTTGGCGTGCCAATCGCCAGCTTGGGTCCAGTAACGGTGTAACCAGCCGAAAAGTTGGTTTGGTACATGGCCGATGCACCAATGTTCCAGAAGCCCTCAAAGGCGTTAAAGAGCAAGTTGTAGACAATGGTGTGACTGTTGGTCGTGGCAGAATCCAGCGGCACGCTCAAGTAGTACCGATTATTGTGAAACTGGCCAAAGCATTTGGAATAGAAACTCTTATTGATCCTAGCGATTACATCTTTGATTGCCTCGGAAATTGGTACGCCGACAATAAAGTAATCGTCAGCCAAGGATCTTTGCACCGAGCGGATGCCGTCTTCGGATAAGAAATAAACATCCTTACCCACAAAGCTGACCGACCTGCCCGCAATACACCCAATGCGGTCGTTGATAAGCCGCACTGTCCAGCCCGCAGCGGTAGGGGCAGTAGGATCAACTGTGACCAAGTAAATCTTGCTAGGCTTAAACACCAGTAGCTCGTAATCAAAGAATGGCTGGATAGCCACAATGTCTTGCCCGTCATCGCCACCCACGACAATTGAGTTAGTCGTTTTCCATACCTCGGGGTCGAGCAAATCTGAGGAGAATAGAGTATTGCGATCTGTACCAGTGCCAACCGCAAACACGCGATTGGTAAATTGTCGGACTAGCTTTAATCCAGCCGGAGCCAAGGCGGACACGCTGGCAGTAGCCGTAGCACCGCTACCACCACCGCCGGAGATGGTGACTGTCGGTGCAGAGGTATAGCCAGAACCAGCAACAGTAACGGTAATGGCGGTAACTTTATTTGCCACCACAGTTGCCGTGGCGGTAGTGGTCGTGCCATACGCTAGGTCAGGCGCACCAACTGTAACCGTAGGCGTAGAGGTATAGCCCGACCCCTCGTTGGTAACTGTAATCGAAAGCACGCTTGTCCCTTGCCGAAACGAGCTTGTGCCATCGGTAAACTGCAAGAAACTTGCGCCATCGGTATAGAAAAGTTTGTTGTCAAACTGAGAAAAGTTTACATCCACCGCCCCGC